ACAGTAAATTGACCATCTTCATTCAATGCAGCATCTAATCTTTCAAACCAATCTTTCAACGTTTTACTTTTTGTTTTTGGTAATTTGTCAACTGCTTTACTTGGTTTATTACCAATCATAAAATTAGATAAAGATTGTGTATCATGTGATGTTGTTTTGCCTGAACTATCTGACCCTTTTGCTGGTCGTCCACGGCCACGTTTCTCGCCGTCTGCTGGTGCAACTTTTTTAGTTTTTTTAGTGTCATCAGTGGATAAGTCATCAGGTTCACCTTGATACGCAGTACCATACTTACCTTTATGAATTATAGATTTGCCCTTAGCATCGTCTGGATCTTTCCAATTTCCAGTAAACGCATTATTAGTAGACCTGGCTTCACTAAGTTCAGTCATCTTGTTCATTAAATCTAACATGTTCATTTTAATATTCCTTAAGGGTTATGCTCTTGCACCAGTCGCTGGGTTTTTAGGGCGAATTATTTTCGTCATTGGACTTTTATTACCTAACTTTTTATCATCTAAATTTGGCTTAAATGGATCAAAACTATCTGGGGTCCTTTTACCTGCATACGGTATATCAATTTTTGAACCTTTTGCTTGGTCTTTAATTGAACTTAAATATGAATCTCCATATGCTTTACTTGCTTCTCTAGATCCTGATTGATCTTCCATTTCTTCATGCGTAAGTACCGGACTATTTTTCATTTGATTTGCGTATTCATCGGTTTCACCATTAATACTATCATTGAAAGAAGTACACACTACTCTTACCATATTAACATTATATCCCAATAATTGAGCAATTTGTTGTATCATTGGCTCTGTGGCTGGATATCTAAAATCTGCTTTAATTATCGTTACTGATTGATTGCTTTCATTAGGAAACCCATACGGATCTTTTTGAATAGGTGTCTTAATAGGGTCGCTAATTCTAATTGGATCAAACTTGTTTAGATTGTATATAAACATGTCTAAAAAGTTTTTATCAACGTCACCCGCAATTTTGATAGTGTAATCATATGTCTTTACACTTTCGGTTATATAATATTTTAGGCTTTTCATTTCGTATTCCTGTATAGTGTATTTATCATTCGTTGTTTGTTTTTCCACTCAACATTTTCAATAATTCATTTCGATCCAATGCATGTCCAGTACCAAGTGGGGTTGATTCCACTTCTTCTACTTTTGAAGTAATTTTATGATCTAAATGCGCCTTTTTTAACTGCAATTCAATCATTTTTAATTTTTTATTTAATTTAGCCGTTTTTGCTGTAATTGCATGTCCTAACATCGTGCCTGCTACATTAAAGATTTCACTACTAAATCTACTATCAACTTGCATACCTAAATCACTTAAATCTTTAAAACTATCTACTGCCATTCGTGCTAATTCATCTAATTCAGTGTCACTGGCATCTAATCCGCGTACCTGCGGCAATGATTGGTCTATCTTTTCTAACGTATTTAACGCATCTATAGTTATATCTTCTGCACCGTCTGGAATAGGAACACTAAGAGATTGTATTTCATCTTCAGGTAACTCAAATAATGCTTGCAATTTTTTTGTCATACAAGTATTTAGTTACTTGTTTCTACCGTTGTGGAAAAGTTCATTTTCAGTTATTACTCTAAATGTGTAACCGTGATGCTTGCAATATGCTACTGCACTGGCCCATTTAGCATGATTTATTGCAACAATTATTTTATCTCTTGCACTTGCAACTTTACTTTCAATTAAACTTTGTTTTTTAGGTTTAATTTCAACCATCTCAGCAATTTGTTTTCCGTATTTATTTTGATATACTACAAAAAAATCAGGAATATAATTAACTACTCTTCCTTTAAAAGGATGTCGGTATGGAATTGATATAGATTCACTTGCCCAATACAATACGTTTTTATTAGAATCACAAAACGTCATAAATGTTAATTCCCAGCCACTACGATATTTAGGGATATTCTTTCCTATATATTTTTGTTTATTAATTGGCGTGAATAAACCCTGAGCATATGATGCCATATTATTACTGAACTATATTTCTTGCTATAGTTTGATTAGGTGCTGGAGTATTGCTTATACCGTATAGTGAAGTTTTAGATTTTAATCCATTTAAATAATATGCTATAATTTGATTCATTTCTAAATTATTGTTGGTTCCTTGTATGTAACCTAACAACTCTAATACACTAATATTTTCTTCTTGTGCTATTCTAAATAATACTGCTGTAAAATTTCCTGCAATATTCCTAGTAGCGCACACTGATGTAAAATATCCATTTACAATGTCATATTCACTAGCATTTACTTTAACATTGAAGGCATAAAACGAATCAAAAATTCTAACTGTTTGATCCATTTGGCTGCGTGTGTCAAAAATTTTACTCATATTATTGTGCCCCGCTGCCCCCACTAATTTGTTCTCCTGCATTCGGCGGAGAATCAACATTTGACGGTCCCGCACTTCCTGAATTTCTGACGCCGTTAGTATTTATAACACTAGGGGATGAAGCCTTTGTTGGAAAGTTAAAAGGATTATTATTTAAAGGGTTTGCAGCACCTCTGATGGCAGCAGTAATTGCACCCTGTGCTTCTAAAATAATATTATTTTGTAATTGACCATTTTTAGCATTATTATAAATTCCGGTTGCTACCTTTGCTGCATCAAGTAATCTACCTTCTTTAAGTGCTGAAACAAATCCTCCTGCACTTTCTATCAATCCGCCTTTTCCCATAACATTACTATTAGAACCTAATCGGGCAATAGGGCTTAGTGTTCTGTCATAATTAGCGTTATCACCAAACCCAGTAACAATGTTACCGGGGGCATTTCCATCCATTGCACCTTCATTATATACCACGGTTTCATAATTAACATCCATTGACATTTCCATAGTACCGTTACCCTCTGAATAACTATATGTATCTTGTCCCATTTTAGTAAGCAGCGGATTAATTAAAGTATATGCTGTATAATTATGTTGATTAAATCCAAAAATAGTAATATTATTAAAAAATGGTTGCTTAGGTGCTACTGATGATGTAGTTTCACCTATATAACCCCAATCATCATTTCCGGTTATTGACGGAGTATAAGTTGTTCGTTGATTATAACTAGCTGCACCGGCGGGTTGACCATTGTCAGCAAAAGCAGATGCTCCCCTTGCTCCACTTAAAATGACATTGGGTTTAGTTCCATCTTTGTAGTAATAAGTGTAATATGCTTTCCAAAGTTGATGTATAATACCTCCGGCAGCACGTCCATCAGCAGTTCCGTTATCATCGTGAAACTTAATTGAAACCGGCTCGTATTTAATTTTTGTTTGAACAATTCTTTTACGATTATATTGATTTAACTCATGTGTTGCAAAAGTAAAGCTTGGCAGGGTAACTGATTTTACTAGCAATCCAAAATTAGCACCGGTACCTACATTTTGAGCATATGCTGATGTATTAATATCAAAATACACATGAAATAAGAATTTTAATTTTGGTGCATACGCATATCCGTTGGTCCTAAATGTTTTAGAAGCATGGGTATAATCACGCAAAAAAGTGCGACTGCCTATTGAATCAGTCGCACCTTTTAATAAGTCTTGAAAAAATCCAGCCATCTAATTTACGATTAATTAGTTGGCGCCTACACCACTTACTAATGCCCCGCCTAATTGACGAGCAAATGTTCCACCAACATTTTTATCATCTGGGGTAAGAGCAGCGTTGTCATATCTAATAGATAACGCTATTGTGACTGCCTCGTTGTTTGCATAATTTAAAGTATTGTAATTAGCAGATACTAAAAAGCAGCCATACAATTGCCATGTTTCTAATACACCAACCGCTGCGGTACCGTTACCACCATCTAATATTTGAATATTAGTTTGAAATTTATAATCTTGTCCAGTTGCAGCACTGGCTTGTTCAAAAAAATCCATTTGCTTTTGCAATTGTTGCCCTACTAATTTAGATACTGCGCCTCCGGCATCATCTCTAAGATTAATAGCTGTAGGAGACCAAGTTGGTTTACCAGCTAAATATAAAGTTGAATTGTAAATAGGCAATGTAATTTCACCAAAAGTAACAGTAGGGCGTGAGCAATCTACTACTTGTTGTGTTAATACTGTTGATGCCTTATCCACTCCAAAATTTGAGAATATAACTCTAAATCTATATTGCAGTTTGGGCATTAACAAGCCCTGGTTTGCTGGTGACCCGTCTGCTGCCACGGACATGTTTGTTAATGATGCTGATGCCATTTTTAATTTCTCCTATTAATAGTATTTATCTTAGAATATAAATGTCCCAAAGGACATTTATATTATGCTCCAGATAATTCTCCGGTATTTAGAATACGAACCGGGATATATATAAATTCAGCAGCTTTAACTGGTTCTACTGCAACATCAATCCAAAGTTCATTTCTATCAATTCTAGCCGGTGTATTATTTGAATCATCACATACAACAAGATAGTCATATAAGCCGCGTTTAGCAACTAAGTCTATCATTAATGATTCAACCACTCCAGCAATTTGCTGTCTTGTTAATGCATCATTAGGTTCAAACACAAACGGTCTAGCTGCTAATGTTAGTTGTCTACGAATATAAGCAACCAATCTAGCAACGTTAGTTCTGTCTAACGCACTTGAAGAATTGAAGGAGGTCTTATTACCATAATTCAATAGTCCAACTCCGGTAAAGAATACCATTGGATTAATAAAATTAATATATAATACATCACGAATACCAAGCCGTGTTTTAATTGTTTGGAATTCACCAGTATCACGATTTAAATATCCAATGTTTAATGCATTATCAATTGTGCCTCTACGAGTACCTGCTGCTGCTAACCAAGGATAAGCATTAGTATCATTACGTAAGAATGTACGCATCATCATATGTGATGCTGGAACTACAACTTCATTACCTGATAAATCATTTGCTATGCCACTTGGATAGAACAATCCTAAGTATGTGTTACGGGTAACACATCCTGCTTCTCCGGTAGAAGTAGCACCCGCGGCGTTTGTAGCCCATGCTTGAATCTCAGTAGCACTGTCGGCTAATCCCAATGGAGTATCACCTAAAATATATCCAGTTTCGCCTCGGTCGGCATTTAACACAACCATATTTGGTTGTAATTCTGGATAATTAGGAGTAGCCATTAAGTTAAAGAAATTATCTTCATCACGTATATCAGTATTAGTGTCTATTGCTGAACGTAATGATTGAACAACCATTGCACGTTGAGCAGAACGACCCATATACGGACTACCGTCAGAACGCAACCCGCTTACTGTTACCCATGCATCTGTTTCAGTTGGAAGAGTTTCACCTGCAAAATCAGTATTGTTAAAATAATCTACTTTAAATTGTTTTACATTATATCCGCTGCGGCGGGTATTGAATAACAACATTCCAACTGGATAATTAGCATCATTTGGAGCATCTAAATCTAAGTAATTACTTGTTAATAATGATACGATTGTTGGAATAGGATCATTATATGGATTTGTGGTACCATTTAATGCCCAACGAGCATCAGCAAATAATACACCGTCAGATGATACTTGGTCAGTAGAATCTATTAATACCCACTGAGCAACTCCATCCACTAATTGCCAACGTTTAATTACAGGATACAGTTCTAAATCTGAGGTGTCAATCCATAAATCTCCGTATACTAATGCAGTGCTATCACTTTGTAAAGTAGGTGCAGTAGCACTTACCAATGGACCAGCCGGGTCAGTTGTATTTGATCCTGTTGGGGTTGGGAATCCATTAGCGTCATAGTTTTGATTTTTATATCCTTTCCACGCGCCGTTGTAATTTACCATAATATCAACTTGATCGGTAACGCTATAGAACCAATTAGTATTATTAGCAGGTGCTACATTTGGTTGACCTTCATTGGTTTCATATGTAAATTCTACCCAATTACTTAATTGTGTTGTATATGTGCTAACCGCCGTGCCAGTAGCATACGTAATTCCTTGAACTGCACCGGCACCACTAACTTGAGTAACTTTTACCGTTAAATTATTAGCAGCAGTAGCACCCCCTAAATTTGCACCCACAACAGTAAGAACATCACCTACAGTGTATCCTGTACCAGCGCTACCAAAAGTATTTTGGTTTATAAGATATGACTGATACGCTAATCTTACTGCAATAGTACCTATACCGGATCCGGTTCCGCCGGTTGGCACAACACTAAAATTGGTGACTGCTGATGGTCCATATTTGCAACTATCATTTGTGCCTTCTGCAAATCCGGCTAAAGCAATTACCCCATTACTAACTCCAGTACTTGTGTTAAAATCATTTAATATAATTTCTCCGCCCTCAGTATGAGTTAATACAATAGATCCTGCCGCATTCACTGATGCTTGAGTGTATAATATTGCTTGGGATGCCCACGCAGTAACAAAAGTAGCGGCAGTAGCAGAAACTGGAACAGTGACAGTATAAACACTTGATAACGCACTTGATCCTGGCACACTAGTTTGAACATACAAGGTGTACGTTTGTGCGGCAAATGCATAGGTAGTTAATGAACTAGTTACTACGGTTGGTCCAGTAGCAAGTCGCTCCCATAAATACACAGGCCCAGATGCATATACATCGTCAAAATTGTATTGTGCATATACACTTCCTGCCGGAATTGCTTGCCCGCCAGTTGAATCTATATCATACGCGGTATCCCAATCTGATGTAGCGGTAGTTACTGTTTTAGTTACCCATGACGCAGTAGTAGAATTAAATTTAGATACCGCCGGATTTAATCCATTACCGGAAGAACTTCCTTTTAACCAGAGGGATCCGGTTGGATGAGGGTATGTTTGCCCTGCTGCCCACAACGGCATTTCAGATGAAGTTCCCCACACTAGTCCCGGTTGATAATATGTTCCTGCGGTAATTCCCAAGTCAGTCAAAACTGTACCAGTCCCAGCGGCCACGGTTATAGACACATTAGATTGTGAAAATATACGATTCTGCATAGAATAAATGTTAAGTTTTCCACTTGCTACACTTGCAGATAAATTAAAATAGCCCAATGCATTAATTGCAGCCGCCACACCTGAAACGGTGTTACTAGCAGATGCCGGTACCGTTACAGTAATTGTGTAAGTCCCATTCATACTTAATGTAAAAGTGTTTCCGGCAGTAAGTGAACTTGGAGAGTTTGTTCCTTGGACCGTAGGCCATGATTCTCTCCATCCAACTTTTCCTACTCCAACCCAAGTATTAGATGGAGATTTATAAAAATACTGTTCTACATACGAAGGACTAGTTGTCATTTGAATTGCATTTACCGCATAATCTCCGATATTACCTATACTTTGAATTGGAGCACCTGACGTTAACTCAGTAGCATCAGTAATAACAATTGGAATTTGCTCTACGAATTTAGCAGTTGTTGCATTAAATTCAAATATACCCCAAGTTGATGTAGTGCTATCTAACCAGTAGGTTCCGTCATCTGGGTTGGCAGTAGGTCTGCCTGTTTGACCGACTAAGCTGGCTAAATCAATGGCACAGCGTAAAATGTAGGCACGATTGGTAACACCCAAAGTTGAATATGCTGCTAATAATCCATATTCATTAAGTTCATATCCTTGAATTGGTGTACCTGCAGTAGTAGAATAGAAAAATGGTGTTCCATATAAATTAACTAAATCACGCTGACTTGTTATTTGATACAATTTATTAGCATTAGCAAGCGTAGTTGCTTGTGCAACGCCGGTGCCAGACGCATCGGCTTTATTTTGAGCAGTTGCTAATAAGATAAGGGGAACAGAACTGCCTGGTGCTGGTAAATATTGACTTTGGTCAATGATGGTGACTTCTACGCCGGGTGATGTTAATGCCATTTTATTTTCCTTTAGTAAGATTATGAGGTTTACAACCTGTTTGCATACTATTATTTATACATAAATCTAAAAAAGTTGGTATAACCGTACCTTTGAAGGTCTTGGTAATAAATATAATATGCTACTACAACGTCCAATATGCAAAAAATGTAACAAGAATCACACTGCTATAAATTATATACGCAATGGTGTTACACATTACAGAAGTACATGTGATGAATGTGGTAGAAAAAAGAATAAGTTGAAACCAAGACAGCCTAGTTGGCAAAAAAGTGGATACAAAAAAAAAGCCACATGTGATTTATGTGGCTTTCATAGTAAGTATCCTTCTCAACTAACTGTGTTTCATATTGACGGAAAACTTGAAAATATTGAGTTATCTAATCTTAGAACTATATGCTTGAATTGTGTAGAAATAGTTAAAAAAACAGAAGTAACTTGGAAAAGAGGAGATTTAATTGTTGATTAAATTTTTTATTTTCTCATGTAAACTATCTATAGTGCCGTTATTCTCTATAACATGATCATATTTTAATCCAACGCTACTGTATTCACTAGCATGAATTTTCATATTATCTAATTTCATCTTGCTTAATGCCCAAGATGAATTACCATTTGGACCTCTATTATATGCTATTGCTGAATCATACCATTCAGGATTTAAGCCACGTTGCACTCTAATCGCTATCCCGCCTGCATTTTTGATAGCAGCAACTTCATTAGAAAATCTGCAATCTGTAATTACAATATCTTCTTTGGAATTCAATAGTCTATGTTCAACACTTGCTACCCAAATATCATTATGAAAGTGGTTACGACATACATCTGTGCCCCAGTACTGTAGAATCCATCTTGGAGTAATATCCATTTTTAAACGATTACTCCACCACTCGTCTTTTTGTTCACGCCATACTCTACTTGCTTTTGTTGTACCTTCTAGTGATTCTCGATCCCAATCAAAGATTGCTGCTACTGAATCTTTAAGACTAGCAGCAAAACTAATTCGTTTGAATCCTTGATAAGTGGTAAGATAGTCAGCAATTGTGTCTTTGCCGCTTGAAATTAATCCCGTAATTCCAATAATCATATTTGAAATGCTCCTGAATTACTTATTATATTACAGAAACAAGGCAATATAAAGCATTTAGGTAAGCCTTGTTTCTAGTCCTCACCTACTAATCCAAATGAGAATTAGCCTTGGACCCAAGTTAAGGGTTGAGAATAGTCTACATACTTCTTTAATTCTTCAATTAATTGTTCTTGCATGGCTTTACTTTCTGCTTTCATAGCAGCACCATTCAAACTTGTTCCGCCTCCGGGGCCGGCAATAGTTCCAAATTTTTCTCGGGCTTCTCCTATAATACCCTTGAGTATTGCTAGTATAAAATCACCAATCCATACCCCGGCGCCCGGGTCTTGTAATAATATTTCTTCAGTTCGTTGAACATCAGCCCAAATCAAAACTTTTTCACCATCTCCTTTTGGATCACGAACAATTCTTAACACTTTACTAACAGGATCAAATGTGTATATGACATATCCGCCAAACATTCTAGCGGCTAATTCAACATATCCGGCATATAAATCATAAGTTGCCATTCCACCTGCATAATTGTAATTGAGCAAATATGTATTTAAAATTGCACTACTAAATGGGTCAAACGAACTAGAACCCGGGCCAGTTTCAAGTCCTACTGTCCTTCTAAAAATACTTCTAACATTAATAAATTGTTGCGGTAATGTATAAGTGTCAACATTCTTAACTACTGTCATTAAAATGTAGGATTCCGCAGTTGCATTTTGCGCCCGCTGACGATATATTTTTATGGCATAGTTATATGCCGCTTGTAAATGCTCAGGATCTAATTCTAGATCAATTATTCCGGCACCAAGTCTATACTGCAAATTTGCAAAAAGAGATTCTTTTAATTCATCTAGTGTTAGACCGGATGGGGTGCTTAGTACGTTTGCTAGTGTGCCTATGCTCATATGTGTTCCTGATATATAATGTATTTATCAGACTACACTGTATTAGATAATTAGGATTTATCTAAAAGCTTAAATATCGCCATCCTTACGATGTTCTGAGTAATGTGCGTCAAATGCGCCCCCTGGATACCTAGATTTAAGTTTATTTACATTTTCAGCAATTACATCATTGGGATTTAATCCAAGTGCCCTACATGCATTCATCCAATACCATATTACATCTCCGAGTTCTCTCTTCATATGCCATATGGCTTCATCATTTAATGGTTTACCTTGAAAGAAAACCTTTTTAGGTATCTCACAAAACTCTCCGGTTTCTGCGGCCATCCCTAGTGCTGCTGTTAGTAACAATGAAACATTGATTTTTGGATCAAACTTTTCGTTATCTAAATCTCCGTCTATCCAATCAAGACGGCTAATAAATGTAGTAAAATCATTACTAGCTTGGCTAGTTACGGCTTCTACAAAGTCGCTATATTTGTTTAAATCTATGTTACTCATTTAAAATGCTTTCAAAATAATCATACTTAAATTAAATCTGCCATTTGGTACCGTAGAAACTGCTTTAATATCTTTGAAGAACTTTCTTGCGGCCGGCTTACTACTCATAATTTCGTTAAGTTGTTCAGCAGGTTTGCGTAATGTCTTAACTTCACTTTGTGCGGTATCAAACCCTAGCAAAGTATTACCTTTGACAGTAAAAGTTTTAGAATACTCATCTGCTACAAGATGATGTAGTTTGCGTTTTGCAGTATCATATACCCAAGCTTCTGAACTCCCGTGTAATTTTACAGGACTAATACTGATTAGATCAAGCTTGGTTGCAGCATCTTTAAATACTTTTAAATATTTAAGTTTAGATACAATTTTTTCTACTGGAATTGCTTTACGAGCCCTAGGTGCCTTAGCACTTTTCTTAATAGAAATATAACTGTTAAGGTCACTTAATACTAATTCAATAAATTTTACAGTGTTTTTAAGTTGATGTTTACTGTAATGCGAATATCCATCAACCAATTGACTATCTTTTCCCAATAGAACGTTTTCCATTTCGTTTAGTTTTTTATTCCAAACTTCAGTAAGCATACTAATATGCTGGGGTAGTACATTCTTTTTAGAAACTTCATCTATTGGGCGATAGAGGTGTTTAGTTGGCGACCCTGCTAAATGAAATTCATCTAGCATCCCTTCTAATTCACCTGCAGCCTCTCGGGCTTTTTCACGCATTATTTCTTGAACATTTTTCTTAGTGGATTCAACTTCTTCTTTGGTCTGTTTTGCAGGACCACCAATTTGACTATGTGTTTTAACTTCCGGTTTATTGACAGTTGCAATCAACCTAGTTATTTCGTTTTCCATAGTCATTGACTCATGCTCAGTCAATTCTAATCCACGCAATTTCATTCGGGATAACCATGCAAATGTAGGTAATACAAATTCTTGGTCAGCAACTTTACGCAGGATCTTGGCATCAGCAGTTCGCTCATGCATATCTAAGTATGTTGCCATCATGTCTCTGGCATCTTTTCGGTTATAAAATCTATTATACCAAGACAATGCCCGGGCTAATGCCGAATTACGATATTCGTTAATTGGTTGTTCAGCAAATAACGGTTCTTCTCCCAGATATTTAGTATCAGCATCACGCGGATTCAGTGCTTTTACCAAAGAGTGGACTTCAATTTTCTTTACTTTACGAGTGGCCATATTATATCCTACTGTTAAATTTACATGTAATTATAACATATAATCTATTTAATGTCAACCTTATAAACTAACAACGGTTATTCATAAAACGATAAATAACAATATGCTACCTTTATTTAAATTCCTTCAGAATAAACTTGCACAGGGAGAACTAAAATTCCTCGCTTAAGTCTATATCGTCCTACCAAATCTAATGATTATAAATTTTTTGATAAAACAATATCAGAAATGTTTACGGTTGGATCAACTGATTTATATGTTCATAAATATTTGGGTCCTACTAATCAGGGTGCCTCTACTGATTATACTCAACCGGAATATAATTCACTAAATCCCAATAATATTCAAGATTTACTATTTTTAGAAAATAGAGACCGTTCATATGACCCTGATATATATAGATTGCGTGGACATTATAATGTACAAAATTTAGATTTTGATTTAAGTCAATTTGGATTATTTTTAAATAATGATATTGTATTCATTACAATACATTATAATGATATGATTGATTTATTGGGTAGGAAATTAATAGTAGGTGATGTTATTGAATTGCCGCATATGTTAGATTATAATCCGCTGGAAGAAACTATTCCGGTTGCGTTAAAACGATTTATGCAAGTTACTGATGGTAATTATGCTAGTGAAGGATTTAGTCCAACTTGGTTCCCTCATTTATGGCGTATTAAATGTGAACCATTGGTTGATAGTGAAGAATTTAGTCAGATTCTTGATGCTCCAATTAATATGGATAATTATCTTGGAATTTGGGATAGTACAAAAGTGTATACTGCTGGCTATGTGATTTCATACGGTGATAAAAATTATCTTTCAAAAATAGATGTTCCTATCGGAATTACTCCGCCAAACGTATTATATTGGGAATTAGATACCGCAGATAATTTAAAAGATATACTTGCAACATACAATAAAAATATTAGTGTCAACAACGCTGCATTAAATGAAGCAGCAAGGATTTTACCTAAGACAGGATATGACACAAGTGATTTATATATTGTGCCAACGTATGGTGAATTTTCAGAAAATGGAATATTTTCTCGCAAACTTAGACAACCTGCTCCGCCCATTAATGTTAATACTACTTCATCCGGTGCACCGGTCGTAGTGTCCGGAACTATTCAAATGAGAAGAAATCCAAACTATAAAAATGCTAGTCCCGTAATTAGAATATCAAAAACATCATTAAAAAGTATATGGGATATGACGGCTGATATGAATTGTGATGCGATTGATGCCTTTGTTACGATGAGTTTAGAAAGTATGGAATTACCTGCTGAAGTAATAGGTAGTGGATCCGGTCCAATTTCCGGAGATAAAATTCTTGTTGCTAGGTCTCAGGGAGTAATAACCGGACCATATGGCACTGCTGACAATACTTACGCAACAGCAGACCAAAACCCAACATTGACAGGATTTACAGGAACGATCTCTACACAAATGAATTTTAGAGCAGACTGTGACCCAGCATATCAATATATATCTAGAGCAAGTCCTAGGTCATTTGGTTACAGTGCAGGATATATGTCAGGCTCCGGCGAGGCACCAAATGGATTTCCAACAGGTGCTGGTATAAGTTTTCCTGCAAATCCACAAGTGGGTGATTACTTTTTGCGAATTGATTATCTTCCGCAATTACTTTACAGATGGGACGGAGCATTGTGGATACGAATCTCAGCAAATGTTAGAACACAAACTGGATATACAGCCGAAGACCAATCATTGCAATCACAATTTATTAATAATACAGCACAGACGCAATTAACAGACGGTACATTTGTTTCACAAAGTCAACCTTTGTCATCTATTTTGCAACTTTCGCCTGACCCTATTTTACCTATCTAATAACATATGGCACAATACTTTTCTGATAATCAGATACGCAGATTTTTAATTCAATTTGCCAAAATATTTTCAAATTGGCAAGTTACTAAAGGTAAAGACCCTGCCGGACATCCAATATTAGTACGAGTACCGGTTATGTATGGTGATAGTAGTCGGCAAGCTGCTACTATTATTGCTAACAATAGTGCTAGTAATTTACCAAGTGCTCCGTTAATTACATATTATATTACAGGATTAGAATATGATCAACGAAGAACACAGGATCCTACATTTGTAGATAGAATTAATGTTAGACAAAGAACATACAATAGTGAAACATTGGCATATGAACAAACGCAAGGACAAGCATTTACTGTTGAAAGATTAATGCCAGTACCGTATACTTTACGTATTACAGTAGATATGTGGACTACAAATTATAATCAAAAATTAGAATTAATAGAGCAATTGGGTACCTTGTTTAATCCCTCATTAGAAATTCAAAG